GGTACAGGAGGCGGCTGGGTTTAAGTAAGGTAAATAGGTAGAGAATGGCAGTAAGAACAAAAAAGAAAAGTGTACGAAAAGGTAAAGGCATGAAGGGAATGACTATCGGTGGTGGTCATAAACGTCCTACTAAATCTGGTGCTGGTCTAACTGCTAAAGGAGTAGCTAAATACCGCAGACAAAATCCTGGTAGTAAACTTAAAACTGCTGTAACTGAATCTAAACCTACTGGTAAGAGAGCAGCAAGACGTAAAAGTTATTGCGCTAGATCAGCAGGACAGATGAAGAAGTTTCCTAAAGCTGCTAAGAATCCTAACTCAAGACTTAGGCAAGCTAGAAAAAGATGGAAGTGTTAAAGAAAGAAACCTTACAAATATAAAAGTAAAAAATAAAATGACATATCTAAGTTCAAACATCCCACAATTTAAATGTTGGGTACGTAAAGAATTTACTAATAACCACATGGACTATGAAGGAGAATATTTACACGCTTTAGTAATTGCAGTTAATACAATACCAGACAGATCATTAACTTTTAATGTTGTATTTACTGGATGTGATGAAGAAGAAAATGTACATGGTGGGGCAATGTGGGCAAGGATGCCCATCACAGCTTTAATAGCTGATACTAGGTTAGAAGAATGGCCTGTTAAAATGCCCACCCATTTAGCTCAACCTTGGGACTGTTCTTCTAGAAATCATGCTATAATAGTAATGGACAGAGTATCCTCAAGTCCTTGGTTATGTAAGATAGACAATGTTTTTCACACTGGGAGATATTTATTTACGGTAGATTATACAGATAGTTCTATATCAGATGATCCTGCACAACATAAACAGTCACATGTTTTAGAATTAATTGATGCAGGAGAATATACTGGTAATATTGTAGCACTGCCAAACAATAGAGTAAGAGTAACTAATCCTGCTTTATGGGTAACTGGTGAAGGCGCACCAGACTTTTTACCAAGTCAGTATGTTCATTCAGCAGAAATACATGATAGCTATATGAATCCATATCTAACTTTTAACAACTTGTATCAAAAAGGAAATGAAGACAATGATGAAGAAAAGTAAATATATGTCAAAAGGCGGTGCTATGAAAAATACTAAGTACATGTCTAAAGGTGGAGCAATGAAAGCAACTAAGAATCGTTCAAAAGGTGGTGCTATGAAGAAAAGTAGCAAAGCACCTCATAATCGCCTTTATTAGTAATGGCAGTAAATAGATCAAAGATAAACCAACAAATTCTTAAACCACCATCTAAAAAGAAAAAGAAAAATAAACTTATTAGATCAATTGCTTTAAAAACAAATAGGCGCGTTAAGTCTAAAAGGAGATAAAGATGTCAAATAATCCAGAGGGAATAAAAGAATATACTTATAATTATATTCGTAATCCTCGTACTGCAGAAGATATAGATAAGATGACAGGTCGTCCCACTGGTCAAGGATATGGCGCTGCACGTAAAGGTCCACAGATTAAAGCTAAAGAACAGGATGTTGTAGTGGACTATGATCCAGGTAAAATCATAGAATACAAAGACTAGGAATAACTAAATGGCTACTAGCGGAACATACGACTTCTCAATGGACATTGATGAAGTTATTCAAGAAGCAACGGAGATGATTGGTGGTGAGCAGACACTAGGACATGAACCTAAATCTGCTCGTAGGTCGATTAATCTTCTTCTCCAAGATTGGCAGAACCGTGGCATTCTCCTTTGGACTGCTGGTACAACTGCTATTTCAGTCTCTACTAGTGTAACATCTTATGCTTTAACTTCAAGTACAATTGATGTTACTGAAGCAGTTCTTAGACGAGATGATGTTGATCTTCAACTCGAACGTATTACGATGGAAGAGTATTTAAAGATTCCTCGTAAAAGTCAAACAGGAAGACCTAATCAGTATGCTGTTCGTAGAGAAAGAGGTAATCCTGTTTTATTTCTTTGGCCTATCCCAGAGAATACTACGGATATTCTAAAACTAGAAAAGGTTAAGTACACAGAAGATGTAACAAAATCTGCTGGTCAGAATGCAGACATATCTCGTAGGTTTTTACCTTGTCTAACTACAGGCTTGGCTTACTACATGGCTATGAAACGCCCAGGTGTAGATGTAGGTCGTATTGGTCTTCTTAAAGCAGAGTATGAAGAACGTCTTATGAATGCTATGGATGAAGACAGAGAGAGAGCAAGTGCTTATTTTTTACCTAGAATAAATAGGTTATAATAATGGCGAGTAATAAGAATGCCAAAGCTGTATGTGATATGTGTGGTTTTGTCTACCCACATAGGGTAATGAAACTTAACAGTTATGGTTTACTTGTTTGTCCTACTGACTTTGATGGAGCATATGATCTAAAGAACCATCCACAGAATAAAACACCTGATGTAAGAGATGATACAAATATTCGTAATCCCCGTCCACCGTCTAACTCAGATAGAAATCTTGAATGGCAAAACGCCAATACTAAATGGGAAGACACAGATAAATTTTGGAATCTAATATAATGGCAACACTTACCGGCAAACTTATATCAAACACTTATAAAGATTTACTTCAAGTAAGTAATAATAATGATGGAGTTGATTCAACTGTACGGTTTGTTTCAGATGGTGAAGGGACAAACTCTGCTTTAAAAATAAGTAACTCTGAAGTTGAGACAACAGGGAAATTAACAGTTGGTGCTGCTCTTAGCGCAACAGGAAAGATAACAGGCGATTCTGCTACTATAATAGCTGCTGTATGTGCATCAACTTATTTTGGTGACGGTTCTAATCTAACTGGTGTTGCAGCATCTATTCCTACATCAGTAACATCATTTACTACTAATCAACTTACCGTTGTAAGTGGTGCAGCATTTACAGGTAAAGTTAGTGGAACAGCCGCAGAGTTTAGCGGTATAGTATCAGCAGGAACATTTGCTGGTGCAGCAGGTATATTTACAGGGAAAGTAAGTGGTACAACATTAGCTATGACAGGAGCAGTGTCTGCTTCTACATTTTCTGGTGTTGCTGCTACATTCAGTGGTAATGTAACTGCAGCATCTTATTTTGGTGATGGATCAAACTTAACAGGTGTTGAAGCATCTACAGCTACATCAGTCGCAGCCTTTACAACTAATCAGCTTACTGTAGTAAGTGGAGCATCCTTTACAGGAAAAGTTAGTGGTACTGCAGCAGAGTTTAGTGGTAATGTTTCTGCAGCTAATTTATTTGCATCTACTAATGTATTTATAGGTGGTGCTGCAGTTCCTAGTGCTTCTGCTCTAGCTGCTGTTAGTGCGTTAACAAGTGTTAATGCTGCAGCTATTACTTCAGTTAATACGAGAGTTGCAAACACTTCTTCAGCTTTAGCTACAAGCATAGGTAATAGTAATACTAATATTGCTGCAGTTAGTGTATTAACTAGTGTTAACTTAGCAAGGATAGCTAATACTTCTTCAGCTTTAGCTACAAGTATTGGAAATAGCAATACTAATATTGCTGCTGTAAGTGTTTTAACTAGTGTTAATAAAGCAGCTATAACATCTATTAACTCTGCTGCTCTATTAAAAGCAAGTAATCTTTCAGACTTAAATAGTGCTAGTACAGCTAGAACAAATCTTGGAGTAGCAATAGGAAGTGATGTTGAGGCTTTTAATGCAGATATTTTAAAAGCAGACGAAGCTGATGAATTAACTGCAGGATTTAGTGCGGCTGCTCATAGTGCAGGTACTAAATCTAGTGGGACATTTACTCCTGACGTTGATGATGGCAATTTTCAGTTTGCAACTAACGGAGGCGCACATACATTAGCTGTTCCTACTAAAAATTGTACTATGGTTATATTATACAAGAATAATGCAAGTGCAGGAACACTAACTACTTCCGCATATACTGTTAAAGATGGAGATGACTTAACAACTACAAATGGACATGAGTTTTTCTTCTATATTACAAGAATAAATGATGGTTCTACTACATTCTCCTTACTGACTGTGAAAGCACTACAATAAATGTCACTACTTCCTATAGTCCAAGGTGGTATTTCTTCTTCAGGCTCTGCATTTACTGTAGCTACTGGTGGAACAATAACAACGGACGGCAATTTCAAAGTACATACTTTTAACTCTAGTGGAACATTTACTATTACACAATTAGGGGCTGATGGTGTAGTCCAGTATCTCGTTATTGCTGGAGGTGCTGCAGGAGGTTCAGCTTTCTACAGTGGTGGAGGTGGTGCGGGAGGCTATCGAACAGCAACTAATTTTAGTGTATCCCAACAAGCGTATAGCATTACTGTTGGAGCAGGTGGAGCGGCTTCAAGCTCGGTCGTGGCGGGTGCTAACGGTTCTAATAGCGTATTTTCGAGCATTACTTCAACAGGAGGCGGGGGCGGTGGAACGGACGGCGGGGCAGGTGATCCTAGAGGCGCTGGAAAAGACGGCGGCTCTGGTGGCGGTGAAGCTGGCCTAAATGGCGACGGCGCTGGTAGCGGCACATCTGGACAAGGTAATGATGGTGGAATTAGCCTCGATAATAATGGCACAGCTGGAGGAGGAGGCGGTAGTGGTAGT